TATTGTTGACAGCCAGACCCGCAGCGGTGCGTTTCATAAATGTGCCGGGGGCGGTGGCAGCAACCGCCTTGCCTTCGATATTCAGTGGCTTATGGTTTGATCCATCGGCAGGACCGACGAAGATGACTCGCTTTCCAATTGCAGACATGTCCAGCCCTCCTATTCAGGCATTTCGGTTGCAATGGCAGATTCACCACTGTCACCGCTGTTGGTGGTCATCGGGATACCGTGGGCAGTGCCACAGTTCGCCGACATTTCGCGCAGCTTGTCGATCGGAATCAGCTTGGCTGTTTCCTCATCGATGGCAGGATATTTGTCGCTGTTGGCAACCACTGCCACCAGATCGGCCTTATCCTTGTCCGCTTGCGCGTTCATTTGAGCCTTCAGGCCGGCCAGTTCTTCAGTGACGGGCTTCAGAGCATTGGCAACAACGCCGGCAAGGTCTGCCGCATTGTCATCACCAGCGCCATCGCCGTCGCCTTCAGACTGGTTAGCTTGAAGCTCGTTGTATTGAGCCAACAGGTCAGCATCAGAAATATCAGCGTTAACTGTCATTCCTGCGGCCGCCAAGGCTTTCAACATCAAGTCCTTCATTGCGTCACCTTTTTCTGAGTTTACTTTCGGGGTAAATGTCACATTCCGCTCAACAGGGACCGGGATGCCGACAATTGTGACACGATTGGTCGTTTCGTCAATCGTGAACGGTACAGTGAAAAATTCTTCAAATGACGCCGATGAAAATATAACCGTTTCACTGAACAGTTCCTCAATCCATCCGAACGCTATAGACGCTCGTTCCAAGCCTTCGCGAACCGCTTCATGCAATTCACTCATTGACATGCCGTGTTCGTCATTTGACCGCATGTCGCGTGGTTCGTGTTTGTTGCCGTCGTTCTTGGGGCGTTCGGCCAGATCATTAGCGCTCAGAACAAACCGATCAACCTTGCACTCTGCGCCGTCGCGGTTGACTGCCATGCCGACACCCTGGTCAGGCTGTGCGGCACCAACGCTGTCAAGCAGGATTGCGTCATGGTCCATCAGCATATCGCGTGCCACCCAGGTAAATTCCTGGCCTGCGGCGTTGGTCTGTGGCTCATCTAATTCATCAGGGAACAAGAACACGCCGACCGACGTGTGGATTGGCCGGGGGTCGTCGCTGGTTTCTAGTTCGTTGATGCGGTCCAGTAGACGCTTACCTTTTTCAGTCCTTAGCGCCACTTGGACATTAATGTGCTTCTCGACGTGAACGCGCCCATTCTCCTGTGTGACGTTTGTATTAAACGCCCCACCATCAAAGTTATGTACAGCGGTCGGGTCAGATGCGCTGATGAAGTTGCCTTGTGAATCCGTAGGGTGTTCTATGGGGGCGAATGTGCGATCAAGTGACTGGAAGCTCTTGGCGATCTCTTCAGCCGGATAAAGCCCGCCATTCATGACTACATCATCAGGGAGGGTAAAAGAACTGACTATGATGTGTTCGACGCCGTCAATGGTTTCGCGGCGGATCGCATCACGGTTGACGACCGTGGCGCATTGGATCATCACGCGGTTAGGCGTGGTGGCCCGGTTGTGCTTCATACGGTACTTTTTGCGCATGGCTGATTTATAACCCCGTTTCGTCTATTTCGCAACTATATCACTGTTCTTCAAAGAACTCATCACCCTGGTTTTTAATCTCTTTCTGTAGCGCCGAGTCAACAACCTTGCCACTGCGGTCGATCAGAACCGACCGGGTCGTGCACAGGCAGTTGATTCTTTCTGTTCCGCTGTTCCACCAGCCTAGCTGCTGATCTGGCGTGTATGCCTTACCATGCCGCGCAGCATGGGTCGCCCTGGTCGTCGGTATCAACGCCGAGATATGCAGCACACCGGCCCGCAGACCTGACCGTTCCGCTGCGGTTTTAGCCGCTTCAATTCTAGCATCGTTGTATGCCCGGTTGATCTCTGTGTCGGCAATCCGCTTGGCGTTGGATCTCGATACATCAAACCGCTTGCTGATCGACTTCCTGATCTGGCTGGGAGTGTCGCCGGCATCAATACCCAAGTTGATTTGCTGAATGACTTGGTCGGCGGTTCGGTTGCTCAACGACTTGATCAAGCCGTGATTGCGAACAGTGACCACGCGCAAACGCTCAAGGTAATCAGGCGACAGTAGTATGTCAGTCGGATCGATAATCAGTATCGGTAATCCGCCAACCGTGGTCCCCGCTGCAATAGCCTGCGCGATCAACTGGTTGAAGTCCCTGATTTCCTCAAGCGTACCCTGACGATATGGCAGCTCAATCAGCGGTTCATACCACCAGCCCGGCGGCGGTACCAGCCCGGCAACGTCAAGCGCTCGGTCAATGGTTTCGCGGATATCGATTTGAAGCGCGATGGCACCTGTGGTTGGTAGGTCATATGCGTAAATTGTTTCGGTTTCAGCGTTGGGTAATATCACCTGCTGACGACGGGTCCGGGGTATGGCGCGGAACAACGCCTTGACTTCACGTTCGGCGATCGTCAGCCGGTTCTGCAGCTTGCGGGTGGCGCGGTTGCGGTTGCGGGCTTGGCCGGTTGGATCAGTGGGTGTGGCCATTACCAAAGACCCTGTAAAATAACGCAGTAAAGGGGTCTCTTACCTTTTCGTTGGCTGGTCCAGCTGGCTTCGGCGAGCATACCACCGGAGGTTCCACAGAAAAATCCGGGTCGCTTGATTGACTTGGTACAACGCAACCGTCATCAGCCACCAATTTGTAGTTCTTCAGCAAAATGGCTAACTCACCTTTATCATCCAGTTGCTCGGCGTATACCTCAACCGTGACCATCAACGCACAATCGACTTCCATTGTGATCGTCGCCTTTCTGACTCGCTCTGACTGGACGCCCAGCGTCTTCAGCAGCTTGGTTCCGATATCGTTAGAACTCGCGCAATTAATCATCGTCAATCTCCTCCTTATCATCATCAGGCAACGTCTCATCACCAGGCGGCAACTCATCCTCAGGATCAAACCCAGCAGCCTCCCGAATCTCGTCAGCCTCAAACACAGGCGACCCACCTGACTTGAATTGTTTCTCGTTGACCGTTGCCATCTTGTCAGCGTTTTCAAGTTTTTCCTTATCACTCAGCGTCAACAGGTCGTCCCATTCAACGGTGAACTCTGACGCGGGCAAGATGCCCCACTTGATCAACCAGTCGAGTACATCCGTGACCATCTCAGTCATGAAGTTTTCGCGACGACTGTTGACCATCGACATGTGCTGACGTCCATCCTCAGACGATGCCAAGCGGCCGGTCTGCTGGCCGATCAGAATGGTTGCAGGCGTCTTTGAGGCAGCTGCAACGTCGTTCAGGGCGTTGTTGAAATGGTTCTTAGGATCACCCAAGTCGCTGCTCATCACATTCGGATCAAGGCCGGGAGACATGAACGACCGGCGCATTCTGTTGCGCGTGAAGTCGTCAAATTGTTCGTTGAATGCTTCCAGCTGCGGCGCGTTGGTCTTGCTCGATGCCCCATCCTTCAGGCTGAACACCACCGACTGTGCGGCATTACGGTAGAACCCTTCGCCGCCGGCACCGATGATCTTGCGCAGGTCCATCAGTGAGTTGAATGCTGCCTCAAGCGAGCTGACGCCCTGGATGCTGCCGTTGTCGCTATCCTCAGCGGCAATGATGATGCGCGATGGGTGAATGCTGAAGCTGTCCCTGATCTTCTCGTTCCGGTTACCCGCCGACCCGCCGTTGAACTGGTACATGGTCGGCTGACCATAGTCGTCAGCGGTCGGATCATTTTCGGTTTCCAGTACCGTCAATTGCCCTTCGTACAGCGGAATCATTTGAACCAGGGCGCCTGCACCACCAAACTTCCCTTCAATCGGCTGGCTGGGTGTCTTGCCGTCACGGACCCGCATGAATAGACCGGCATAGCGACCGACCCGCTGGCGGTTGTCTAGACCCTTCACCCGCTTCCACAGGTGTTGGTCCTTAATCATGCGTTCGAGATCACCGTTGAACTGTTCAGAACCTTCGACAATAGGCGGTGTCATCCATCCAGTTTCAACCGGCAGATCGGCAACGTTTTTGGCAATGCCGAACCGACGGTACATGTTCCAGAACTGAGCGAAGGTGATGGTCTGTGGATAACCGAAGTCGAGAAACACGTTGTGCATCGTGTCCGCGAAGTCATAGCCACCACTGATGGCCCCGGCAATGCGCCCGCGTAGGCTCGACGGATCAGCCGAGACGCTGTTGTTTTCGAGCTGCTTGAATACGGCTTCGACCTCGGCCCTAACGTCGGCCTTGACCTGCTCTGCAACCGTCGGCTGTTTTGATCGTTTAAACCATGCCATCGGTCAACCCTCAGAGTGTCAGGCCAATCAAGCCAGATGCTGCCGTTCCGGTGGCCATCACTCTGCGCGTATCAATAGGAATGACGGTGCCGGCTGGAACAGCAGTGAATAACAGGGTCGTGCCCTTAGCGGTGACAAGCGTGACGTTACCGGTCACGCCGACGTAGATACCTGCCGCATCGCTGGCCAGGTCATTGCTATTGTCTGGCGTGATCGCGAAGCCGTCGCCCGCACGAAAAGAAAGAATATCACTCATTGGTTCGCTCCTGTTGACACAGCAAATACGCCGATATTATCAGCCGTTGGCGGCTAAAGCTAATCGAAGCATATCACTGAACCCGTCATCTTCGATTGGTGCGTAACACATCACCAGTGCGTCGGCGTCGTTATGCGATTTGACATCCCTTTTTGCCAGGTCGTCCTTGCTCTCAACTTTGACACGACCATCTTTTGCGAAATCCCTACGCGGGGTCGATAATTCTGTCACTAGATTGGCGAGATTCGGCATACTTGAGCTTATGCTGATCAACTCGTCGGTATCGAATGACTCGCCATTGACCACTGCGTTGTAAGTATTCCTGAACCGATCAGCCACCAGCCACCAGGCCTGTGACTTCAGGTTGGCGAAGAAGTCCTTGTTAGTCACGCTCTCGTCCTCAGCGTCAATATACAGCCCATCAGGATTAATGACTTTTGCGCCAGCAACAAACTTCCTATAGGTCACGCCGCCGGCCAATCCGTTTGCCTTTCTCTCAAGATTGAGATCGCAGAATTTGTTGCCAGCCGATGCTCCGACGCCAATCGAGTCATAATCAACAGCAGCACCTAACTCCAACGCCCTGCTGTACACCCTGGTGCAGCTTTTCAGTATCTCGTCTTCCTTGCCTTTCCAGTGCTCGCTCCACAGCGCCACAATGCCGTGCCGATATACCTGTGAGCATAGATCTTTGCCGTCGTCGGCTATGTCGAACCCGATGCGCTTATCACCCTGGATCTCTATTCCTAGCTTCACATGGGCATCAATCGACGCCTCTATCCATGACCTCTTGATTACGACGTTGTCATCATCAGATTTGGCCAGGCCCAGATAAATATGTTCGTATTCTTCATAATCTAGCCGCTTCATTCGGTCGATCTTTCTGAGCATGGTTTCAGAGATGAATGGGTTTTCAGTGTAGTTGATGTGCCGGACCAAGATGCCGTTCTCTGCGCTGTCCTGTAGCGACTCAACAAAATCAGATACTAGCCTTGGGTTGTAGAGCAACCAGCACTCAGCGCCTTCTTTGCGCAGTGTCGGCTCGATAACTGTCCACTGCTCGGCGGTTAGTCCCTCTCCTTCTTCGATCCAGCCAATATCAGCACCCTCAAAGCCCTTGATCTCAGCGATGTTTCTGTGAATGCCGTAGAAATGGAATTCAGACCCTGTGACTTTGTGTCGAATCGACGTTTTCAGGATGTCGAACTCACCAGCTAGGCCGAATCTTTCGATCTGTATTTTCAGTATCGCGTAAACAGATTCCTGAATCCGATTCTGAAACTGTCGCATGCATAGGAATTTAACGGTGTATGTCTTGGCCAGGAATATCGCGAAACCTGCCGCGTCCCATGTTTTGGATGACGCCCGGCCACCCTTTAGAATTCGCAGATCGGCTTTGGTCTGCCAGAACTGCTTAAGCGCGGGGTTAAGGCTTGGCTTGGTCTGCGTAGAAGTCATTGAAGCCTTTGGGTGTCATCGTTCCATCTGAGCTGGATAGGTCACTCTTCACGGCAGCATGGTTGCCATCCATCTTATTGATCTCTGCAATGGCCGACACGGCGCCAGGGATACTGATTGGCACTTGGTTGCCTTGCTGGTCCACCTTGTCGTCAAGGCCTCTCTTGATCGCTGTAACAAGGCTTTCCTTGAGCGTGCTGACGGTTATGCAGAACTCTTCTTCGGACTGTTTTTGCATCACGACGCGTAAATCCGCGATCATTGACTGAACCTTGACAAGCTTGTGAAACACTGAGGCCTTCTGGTGAATGCTCTCAGGCTTTCCTTTACTCCCCGGAAACGCCACTCGAAACGCACGCGACTGATCGCCATACAGTACGTAATTCTCGGCGTATGCGGTTGCTTGTGCGTCTGTCGGTCTGGATTGGCTCATTTGGTTCCCGTAGCGATTCGAAGATCCCAGACAGCGTCTATTGCTGTGTCGGACTCTACCCATGTTCCGTTGTGCCCGCTATACCCATCTTGCGGAGTATCCAGCGCTGCCCAACAAATATTTTTACCGTCTAAGTCTTCGTCAATCTGAATTACAGACACATTCTTGAAAAGCATCGCGTATAGGAAATATATTGTCTTCATGGCTTAGCCTCGCGGGGTGGTCTGGATTGGCTCATGTTGTGAGTATACCGCCGGATTGACTGATTGTGTTAATCAAACACCGATACCCGCTGGAACCCGCATGGCTGCTAGGTTTGCGACAGTCAGGTATCAGCAAAACCTGCTTGATACCCGGTGATACTTTCATTTGATACCTCTGAAAGCCGCATAAACAGTGACTCTCCCTTATATATATCTATAAGGTAATGGATTATTATTATTATAATGGCCAATAGAGATAATTAGAATAAGAGTGGGTATAGTGATTGTACTGTATTCTATACAATTCTAATAGAGTATACCCCCCTCTGTCGGCGACGGAGTGATACCTCTGTGGATAAGTCAACCTAGACCAGTGACCATGCGGGTTTCAAGCCGAAACCCCAGTTGATACTTGATACCTGTAGCACGTAGATAATCACCGTTATTCCTCATATTTGGCCATTACTGCGCCGTTGTATAACATTATTACTGGTGCTAGTATTGCGCCCTATTCTATACAATTAGGAAGGGCTGAAATGCAAAAAATAGATATCACTGGTGGAAAATTCGGCATGCTGTTTGTTGTTAAAGAATCGTCCGACAAGAAAATAGGTGCCGCCACCACTTGGGAGTGTCTGTGTGATTGCGGAAAAACCATGTATGCAACAAGCACCAGACTCAATAGCGGGCGAACGAAATCATGTGGCTGTTCACGCAAGATCGATCTGACTGGCATCAGAAGCGGCAAGCTTGTCGCCATTGAGCCGACCCTGCTGCGTAGACATGGAATGGTTCTGTGGCGCTGTGAATGCGACTGCGGTGGTGATGTCAACGCAACGTCTACAGACATTGTAAGCGGCACCCGAAAATCGTGCGGCTGCATCAAGCGAGGCCGAAAGAAAGCCGTTCAACCACGATATAAAGGCGTCCGCCAGGCCGGTTCCGAATGGGTAGCCAACCACCCTGTTATCGGTGATATCAGCACGCATGGATCAGAGCATGACGCAGCTTGTGCAGTTCGTGACTGGCTGGTCAACAACCCTGTGTTTCAGCAAGCCTGGCCTCTGTCTGGATATCCTGCGTGATTTTCGCCCTGTTCGAACACCTACAAAAAAGCCCCGGTTAAGGGGCTGATAGCAGTTCGATTATAGCGGTCGGCGGTTGATTAAAAGTCGCCAGGAGCAACCTGTAAGCAGGTAATCCCGTTCCGCCTCCACATGGCCACGACCTTGTCCCTGTCATCAAACACCATTAAAACACGGTTTCCTGCTGCAATCTCTTCATTCAACCATGACTCTTTCAGCTCGTCGTCCGGTGTATGGTCGCCTTCAGCGCGCATCCGCAGTCGGTCGTAGTTGATATTTTCATCACGCAACCACTCAAGCGTCTTTATCTTTGAAATAGCGCCACGACCTGACCAGATCTCGATGTTGCGATCCAGCTGATCATTCTGCACCATCTGCTGAAGCACATCGATGACGGCGTAGTTCGGTGTGTCTCCGTCACACGCAAGAAAATAGGCATCCCATCCTTCACTCTTGATCAGGTGTTCACGCTGTGCATTCAAAGCCAGCGTCCCATCTAGATCAAATATTATAATATCCATAATCTTCACCTTTTATTGTCTGATTATCACGCTGCACCAATAGCTGCAACGATGAAGTAAAGCCCTACAATCAATTCACCAATGCCGAAAACGAATATGCCAGGGTGTTTGATTCGCAATCCTCTACCGAGAGAATCACCGGCCCATACCAACGCTGTGGCACCTAGCGTGAAGTTGATTAGCATGACTGGTTCCCCTGTGGTTATAAATTCAGCCCGCAGGACCGTCCTGAGTCACGCGAACATACGTATTGCCAGCGTGAACCTCGTCCCATAATTCTCCTGTTGTCCCATCGGAGCAGATTATAATAAACTTCCTTTGCAGCTTTGTTCCCACATACCGCCTGTCAGGCGAGTGGTAACGCATTTCTGGCGTTGGTTCCCAATTAATAATTTCGCTCACGATCCCTCCTCACATTCACATTCATTCAAAGGCAACCCGCAAGATTCACAGCAGTCGCAGTAATCGAAATCCTGGCCGCAGTGTTCGCACGGCGGCGCCTGATAGAAAGGGCTGCGCGGGTCGTGGTCGTAACTGCGGATGTCGTCGGGATAGTTCATCGTGGGGTGCCTTGGTTGGTTTCACCAACAAAACCGCAATCAAGCGGCTTGTCGGAGGTGTCAACTCTGGAGTCTTTCACTCCTGCGATCGCATGGTATTGTCCTTTGTTGGTTGTTTTGGGGTTATTCCTATCTACAGCTAACAATTTAGCACCCCTGATTAACTTGTGCAACTATTCAGGCAAATAAACCAGTCGATCAGCTGTACACCATATGACCCTTGAACAACAGCTGCCTGATCCAGGGCAGCGGCTTGATATCGGATCTGAAATCGACCCGGCACCCGTCTTCAAGCCGCACGAAGAAGTGCGGGAACAATCCGCCCGGGCCTCTACCTGCGAAGGTGGCTCGCATGCTGGAATACTGGTGAGTGGTTCGGAATGCTAGCGCTACAATTAGACAATTGCTGATCATGTGGATCCCATGTGGCAAAAAGCCCGGTCGCAATGCGCCGGGCTTAGGGGTTTGGTTATATGGTGCCAGAATTACCGATTCAAGCGGCTGTGGTTGAGCTTCGCCAACCGCGTTCAAATGGTCCATTGACCGAGGCAAAGGCGCCTGTGGAATGTTTGGCAAGACCAGAACCGTCAGGCCATTGTGTGGATTTACTTGCCTTAAGAACAACCGCTTCCGGTTGCGACATCGTACATCGCGACGTGTCAACGGCGACGGTCTTCGCTACCAAGGCGGGCTGATGCTGATCGACTTCATACTGAAAGAACATGCCGGGCGCCTGCATAAGCAGGGTTGCGTCGGCTTGCGCAATCATCGGAGCAGTCAAGGCGCCTGCGATAGCGAGGGCAATCAATGCTTTTCGCATCATGTTTCCTCTTTTTGGTTGGTGGGTGGGTAAGGGCTTAAAGCGACACTGAAAACCCGGTGTAGAAATATCCAGTAAAGCACAAATAAAAACATCACGCAAAAAAAAGACCGCACCCAGTTTCCCAGATGCAGCCAACACTCTCCCCACGAGAATTCTTTATTTACCGTTACTCAGCAAATACACTGATCGGTATCGATATGCCACGCGACTTGATGCCTGGTGAAAAATGCTGATGATCTGCTTTTGTTGCCCCTTCAATTTCTGACAGCGTTCGCGCCCAGCTAGACTCCCAAGGACTGCCCGACAGTATTGCCGATAGAGTACCGCAATTATTGGCAATAATCACCTGATCGCCCTCCTGCTTCATGCCGTTGCGGCGCAGTTCTTTCCTGCAATCCGCAGCCATGCCGGTCAATGGATCCGCCATATCGACCCGGGCCGCGATCAATATGGCCTCGCCTATGGTGATATCAACGCGCTGACGCTCATCATTGATGATCTGCACCCGCTTGGTCGCGATCTTCTCGATCAGCCGTTCAGGGTCCGATTTGGCGGCTACAATCGTGTGATCTGTCCAGTCGAAACGCTCGATCCATTCGCGCGCCTGTTCAGTGGTGATCACGTTGGTTGAATAGCACAGATACGTCCCGGCCAGCATGGTCCCGACCTGGTCCGCGATTCGGCGTGATTTGAATACAGTGGTCGCAGCCCGAACGAATACTTCGATGTTCTGCTTGATGGTGCTCATGTGAGTGATTGAACGGCTGATCATCTGGTTTGCGAAATCCTCGGTGATCAGCTGCTTGATGTCATTTTCAAGCTGGCCCCAATATTCATCGTTTTTCGATGTATCGCGCTGCAGGATGAGCTTGGTGATTCTGGCTTCATCGGCCAGATATTTCACTGTTGTGTTGATCGAACTGAAACAAAACGCCGACCTGGCTGAAAACTCCATTGATCGGCCGCCGGTGGTGCCCTTAATAATCTTGCCGCCGGAACTCGATACCCGGGCGAAATCCAATATCCCTTGCATGCGCTTCATACTGGCTTCGTCTTCGGCTTCCGCTTCATCAAACAGGATCGGCCGGGCATCGTTGCCGAGCATTTGACGGATACCCGCTTCGGTTGTCTTGCCTTCGACGGTCACACCAATGCCGCCTAGCATGACGCCGACGATGTCATTCAGAACGGTAGACTTGCCGGCGCCGGAGGGGCCAGTTACCCAGATGTGCGGTCGCCAGCGAAGCATTCCGCACAATGGCGCTATGACGCACCAGCCAGCCAGCAGCGCGCCGGATAACTTCCGGTCCCAGGATAGCCGCTCAGTGATCTTTACCAGATGGTTTGCCTGCGCGTTGGTCGCCGGGGTTGTGAACTCAACCTTCATGCCAAGTTCGCGCGGATAAATGTTTTTGCTGTCCACTTCTTCAGGCAGCGTCGGTTTGCCATCGATGTAAATGCAGTCGCCTACGTGCAGAATGTTGCTGTCGTTGTCGATCCAAGCGCCCCGGCCTCTGATCCGCGACAGATCAAAAACGCCTTCCTTATATG